TTAATATCTTTAAAAGGAGTTAAAATTTTAAAAAACAAATAATATGATTTGGGTAATATCTCAATTAGACTCAATCCCTTCTCTTGACGGAATGGACAAAGTAATAAGCGTAATTCATTACAGAGCGCAAAAGCAATATAAGTCCTTAGCAACGGCTAACTTTGGTTCAGAACCTAGTGTTTTATTTACGGCTGACACTTACGGAGCTTTATCCGTAGGCACACCGCACGAAGCGAGCTTCACTCCTTACGATGAGGTCACTAAGGAAATGGTCGAATCTTGGCTTGAAGCTGGACTAGATACCGAAGCAATCGAGGCAAATTTAGATGCACAGATTGAGAACTTTTTGAATCCTCCGATTGTGGCTTATCCGCTACCTTGGACTGATCCTCAAAAAGTTTAGACGTTTTGCTATATATAATCAAGAATTAATTTAAACAAACCAAACGATGAAATTAGATTTTAATTTTGACCTGGTCGGATTAGACGGTCAAGCCATTGAAGGCGCGAATGCGGGTAAGTTATTAGCTAACGCTTTAGCTCAAGGATCAAAGGGTGATGCTCTTAAGTTCTGGGATTGGGCAGTTAGTTTGAACAAAGGAGAGATCCTTGACCTGGACTCAAGCGATCAGGAAACGATCAAAAATTTTATCAAGGATTCTGAAGGTTTCACGATCCTTGCAAAAGCTCAATTATTAAAGGTAGTAAAGAAGGATTAATTAATGAATTTGGAAGACATTCTTGGGCAATCTGTAACGGGGGCGATCGCCGCACTGATCGGATGGCTAGTAGGTAGAAGAAAAGAGCAGACTGAGATCACAACCTCTGAGCTCGATCAAACCACTAAAGCCATCGAAATCTGGAGACAGATGGCTCAAGAAATGTCTGACAAAGTGAAAGAGCTTAGCGATAAGATAGACATCTTAACTGCTGAGGTCCACTCATTAAAATCTGAGAATTCAAACCTGAAAACCAAACTAGGGATAATTGATGAAAGTAACCAAAGCAAGCCAAAAGGGACTCGATCTAATAAAAAGATTTGAGGGGCTTGAATTAAAACCTTACAAGTGTCCTGCTGGAATCCCAACAATCGGGTACGGAAACACTTACTATCCTTCTGGGGCCAAAGTAAAACTAACTGATCCAGCGATCACTCAAATTGTAGCAGAAGCTTTGCTTAAATTCCTGCTTGGATCATACGAAAAGTCGGTAGATTCATTCTGCCGTGATGATATCAATCAAAATCAGTTCGATGCTTTAGTGTCCTTCGCCTATAATTGCGGAGTTAATAACCTAAAATCTTCCACACTTCTTAAAAAAGTCAATGCAAATCCAAATGATCCGACGATCAAGGCAGAGTTTTTAAAGTGGAACAAGGCAAACGGACGCGTACTTGCTGGATTAACTAAACGACGTCAAGCAGAAGCTGACCTTTACTTCTCATAATCATGCGATATTTACCTATTCTTTTGGCGTGTGTTGCATTATCTTCTTGCAAGCATACAAAGACATTAACTGAGTACAAAGAAACGCTTAGAATCGACACAATCAAAAGCGAGAAAATAGTCGAGAAGTTCAGAGCGGTTCGCGATACTTTAGTGATCACAAATCCCTGCGATTCTTCTGGGATCCTATCATCTTTTTATTCGCGCCTGGTCCTACCTAATGGATCAGTGACGATCAAGTCAGACAAGGGCCAGATCAGAGCGACAATCGATATCGACTCAATGCGAAACGAGATCGAAAATAATTACAGAAACTCCCAGGTGAAATGGATCGAATATCGAGACAAGGAAGTGATTAAATACCAGGTTCCTACCTGGGTAGTAATGCTACTATTTGCGGAGGCGATCATGCTGGTAGCTTGGTTATATGTTAAATTTGGACTTCGTGTATAAAATAGATATAGATCCTATCGAAAATCCTAGGAACCTTACCACTGAAACGCTAGATAAAATGCTTGAAGTCATGGAGGCTATCGAGCACGTCGATGATGCTGGCTTTGTTCTACGAATGAAGCTTTTAAATAACGTCGAGTTTCTAGTCGATCAATTAATGGAAGAATATGAGCAAAGAAATAAGTAAGAAAGAAGCTATTGAAAAACACTTCTATTCTACTAATATGACACGCGTAGATTTTGAGCGTGAAAACTGGGAGAATTACGGATATAAAAGCCAGGATTTCTTTCACAGACAAATGACTAGATGGAATATATCAGTCAAAAAAAGATCAGAGCACTGGAAGAATACAAGACCAAGCGCGAAGATTGAGTCATTCAACCTGGACGAGCTTGATAGTTTTGGCATCGAGCCTGGGATCGGTAAGGAATACACCAGTGCGCGCCTTCCTGACCACTTAAAAAAGATCGGAATCCTATCAGACATCCACGTTCCTTTCCATTCCTTAGAAGCGCTTACCTGCGCGATTAAATATCTAAGGGACCAGCAGATCGACTGCTTGTATTTAAACGGAGATACCTTTGATTTTTACTCAATATCCAGGCACGAGAAGGAGAAGGATCTCAGAGACTTCCCGCGCGAGATCGAAATGGCTAGAAACTTCCTCCAGAAGCTTCGCGATATATTTCCGACGATACCGATCTATTTTAAAGCAGGAAACCACGAGAACAGATTCCAGAGATATCTATTTAGCCAGGCGGAGGAGTTCGCTGGATTGCATGAATTGCAGTTCGATAAGTTCTTTAGAATGGATCACTTGAAAATCGAGTGGGTAGAAGACTGGCAAGGGATGGAAATGGGCGATCTATTAGTCTGCCACGGTCACGAGCTCATGGCTGGAGGGATGAACCCTTCCCAGACCACATTCAACAAGACCTTCTGTAACACCTTGATCGGTCACGTTCATCGGACCACAAGCACAACTAAGAAGGACGGATTTAAAAAGTTCATTCACTCTTATTCGACTGGATGCTTGACTCACTTGTCTCCGAAATACTATCCTTTTGCCCAGCACAATCATGGGTTCGCATTGGTAGAAATCCAGGACGGAAAATCAAAAGTTCAAAATATCATGATTAAAGACGGAAAAATTGTGTAGCTTTGCAGTGTTGTTTACATTTTTCATAGTATAGGTTTAGATGTTGTAACTGAAAGCCCTTGGATTTTATCCTTGGGCTTTTTTGTGTGTGAAAAATAATTTAAAAAAAAATTAAAAAAAGTTTTTTATTCTCAAAAAAGGTGTTACCTTTGTCATGTAGTCAGCAACGAAGCAACTACAAATCATCTAAATCATGAAAAAGTCAAACAAAAAAACAGCTAACAAAATTCAATTACCAGCTCACTTGCAAATTATAGCTGATCGCTGGAATCAAAATTACAAGAACATCGCTTCTGATTACGCTAAGAATTTTTCTTACACTATTACAGACGTTACACCTCAGGGATATGGCAACTAAATTGCCACTATCCTTAATAGGTTCTATGACTTCTAAGCAAATAGCTAACTACATAGAATCTATTTCGCAAACAGAAATTTGCAAAGACTTAAATTATTGTAATCAATTAATCAAAATTTATCTATCCAAATGAGAGAGCACCTAAAACAAGTCACTGGATCTGAACTAGCTCAGGCCACAATCATCACGCTGATCGTCATCGGCATCCTATCAGTAATCACAATTATTTCAAACCTTTAATTTTTATTATCATGTCAAACCAAACAAAAATTATCGCAACTTCAGCAGGTGGATCTTCTTACGAGCCGATCCCAGCTGGCACCTATGTAGCTCGATGCTATTCAATGATTCACATGGGAACCGTAAAGGAATCCTACATGGGTGAAGAGAAGTTCGTCAATAAGGTACGCCTTACCTTCGAGCTTCCAACAGAGCTAAAAGTTTTCAAGGAAGAGAACGGAGAGCAACCTCAGGTGATATCAAAAGAATTCACCTTGTCTCTAGGTGATAAATCAAACCTTCGCGCTTTCTTGAATTCCTGGAGAGGCAAGGCGCTAACAGAGGAAGAGTGCAAGTCATTCGATATCGCGGTCCTAGCTGGCAAGCCTTGCACGTTATCGATCATCCATAAGACTTCAAAGGTAAGCGGTAAGACTTACGCTGAGATCGCCTCTATCGGTGGAGTAATGAAGAACATGGAAGTGCCTGCCTTGATCAATCCTCAGATGGTCTTCTCGGTGAATAACTTTGACCAGGTAGCTTTTGATTCCTTCCCAGATTTCATCAAGGAAAAAATCGCATCGTCTCAGGAATACCAGGCACTGCAAAAGAGCGCACCAGCTCCAGCACCAGAGCCAGAAGTTCAAATCGTAGAGGAGGATGATCTGCCATGGTAGCAGAGACCTATCCTCAGATCCTGAAGGTGGATTTAAAATCCCCTTCTGGGAACTACTACACCGTGATCGAGCGGTTCGCATCCAGCGAGGAATATGTTAAATATGTGGACTGGCAATTATGGTCAGGATATAAAGTGATCGGATCCCGTCCATACATGAAATTAAATGAGAATCAAGATGACCAGAATTAAGAAAATGAATGTTTACGCGCAATGCGCAGAGCGACTAAATGCTAAAGGGGTCAAGCCCTTTAGCGCTAGGGAATGGACCACTGCAATAGTTCAGCAGACCGTCTACGGAAAGGTAAAATACCCAGAAGTTTTAGAGGAAATTAAAATGATCTACAATGAGTACGAAAAAGCTTAGCTTCAACGACTGGATGGATCACATAGCTAACCAGCTCCAGGCAGACTATCGGAAACTTTATTATTCATCTAAATATCAAAACGATGCTAACATTCCAAGAGTATCACAACCGAAACCCAAAGATCTACGAAGAATTCAAACGCTTCGCCTTTTTGCTGATCAATAGAGGCCATAAAAAGATCGGAGCGAAGCAAGTCTTCGAGCGTATCAGATGGGAGTCTATGATCGAAAGAACGGATCGATACAAGGTTAATAATAACTACACAGCAGACTATGCCTACAAGTTCGAATCAGACTTCCCCTACCTGGAAGGAATCTTCTACCACAGAGCTAGGAGAATAAAAAATTAAGTATATTTGTAAACGGACCAGTCATCTAGGCTGGTCCACATCTAACCAAGACAATGACAAGAAAGCAATTTGCAAAGAATCTAGTAAAGCGTTTCCAGGATGCACATCCACAGATCAAGAAAAATAAAGAAGAGGCAATCGCCTCCGCTATATTAGCAACTGAAATAGTAATGGAAGCTCTTCATAATGGAGACGTTTATCTCAGCTACTGGGCTGAATTGAGAGAAGATATAATCGACATGTAGCTATGAGCCCGAAAGAAAAAGCCCAAGATATTATTGACTATATCGCAGGAACTCACCTAAGGCAATACGGTAAGATCCACATGAAGACCGTCCTAGAGGAGGCTTCTGTCAATGTAAGATTGATCATTAAAAATCGGATCATCGACGGACTAGACGTGACATACTGGAGAGAGGTGAGAAAAGATATATTAGCAAGGCAATGACACTAGAAGACAGATGCTTTCTTGCGGTGGTGAACGTCCAGATTGCTCACCGAAAAATCGATCTAAATGAGTATTCTCAGATCATGAAATACTATAATCCAGAGGTCAAAGCTTTCGATCTGATCCTGGAGAAGATAAGCGAAACCGAGGCGGAGATCATGAGACTAGAAAATCTTTTAAATGATTTGTAGGATGTCACAATTTTAGATATATTTGTGACGTAATAAGCCGAGTGTGTGGTAGCGTTCGGGTTATTTTAAGGGTTTAAAAAACCGAAGCCAGCTTTGCTCTACCACGCATTGTCTGGCTTTTTTTATGCTTAAAGTTATGGACATAATGAGAAGCACTTGCTATTATCTGATAGCAAAAT